CTCAGTTGTTGGGGTGCATAAACCGACTACATCTGTGGCACAGTTTATATCTGCCTTAGAGGATGAGCAGTATAGTAACAATGCTAAGAAGCAGGCCACCTTTCTTACTGGTTGATGTCTCATCCTTGTTCACTTTCTTAGGTTTCTTTTCTTTTAGCTTTTTCTTTTTAGCCTTTTCTACCGCTTTTTTCTTTTCTGCCTTTACTACATTGGCTGTTTCAATCATTTTTCGAAAGTGGCTACCTTCGGGAATCATGGTTGGGTTCTTCGCCCACATGACTTTAGCTTCTTCGCCAATTAAGCCCTGATCTAATAAAGAACCAAATGGACAGGTTGTGCCTGCCCTCCACATCGCATCAAACACACGACCTGAAGGATCACCACATAATACAGAAACTGATGCCACGCGCAAACCAGACTGACCTAGAACCCTAGCTAATTTAATGCGCTCACAGTTCAAGTCTATTATAGCCTTACCTCTGGCAATGCCGAGGATCTGAGATTGTATTGCTATGGAGTTAGCCGTACCGCAAGAATCATTCTGGTTGATGTTTATTCCTGGCGCATTTGCCGTTCCCACAGATTTATCTATGACAGTTGAGGAAACTGTGTTACTATCTGCGGCTTCTGCAAATGAGCTAAACAGAATGTAGAGAATACCTGTTATCGCAACAAAGAATAGTAAGTATGAAATTGCTTTTCTAAAGTTCATTACTTGACCCCCCAAGTGCAGACCTTGTTGAGTGGGAAGACCCCACAGTTAAGATTTCCGCAAGAGCCAAATGCCAAGATGACAATCAATAAACCCCACAATGCAAAGTCTGGTTTCCACTTATCTCGCATTACTCGCGGCCAGTATTTTATTAGATGCACTAGGGTTTAATCCCCCTATAATGCTTTCCAGTGTAGGTGATGAATTATCTTCAGTAACAACTTCATTTTGTGTGGTAACAACTTCATTTGGCACAGTAGCCGCCTCCGCAGAAGATCCACCTAAAACAGTTGAAGACAGAGCCTGAACATAATCGGCAACATCATCTCTAAATTGAGCGTCACTTGTAGATGCCTCTATAAGTCTACCAACTTGATACGAAAACGCCTTTCTGCTCTCACCTATTCTGGGTGCAGATTTTGCAAGCCACTTAATAAAATCAGGGTTTGTCATAAGTCGTGCCGCTACTTTAGGAGTCACATAAATACTTGCAACTGCCGCACCACCTGCACCTACACTCATAGCTCCTGTACCCACACCTATAAGTGGGGTTATGGCGGCACTGATTGCTGTAACACCTAAAATAGAATCACCCGTTTTACTGTAGTTTGTAAAACTTTCACTAAACTGTATATCTTTAAAAGATTTTACAATGTCATCTAAATCGTTCCATATAGGATTTGATTTAGATCCAAACATAGCTACTTTAGATTTAGTGGAAAGGTTATCCCAATTAGTAAGAAATGTTTGCGTTGAAAAATCGTTTACACTATCAGTAACTCCAGCAGGTTTAGCGTACCCTAAGTTCCTAATAAACTTCGCCTTCACCTCACCCCTATTATCCACAGGCATTATATTTAATATTTTCTTAAAATCTCTTACTCCTACTTTTGTGCCACTAGTCCACATGTTAAAAACTTTTATATCATCCTTGGACATTATGTCACTCAAGACATCCCTAAGGCCATCTTTCTTTGTTACTCTTGCATAAAACGTGTCAGCCTTTTTCATTAAAGATTCCGCAGGCGTTCCCTGAACAGATTCAAAAATATCTTTAGTGAGTGCGTCTAAAACCTCTTTTAATTTTGCCTGTTCATTTGTTCTTCCCACTGTTCTAAGGTCGGGGATTGATTCCCTTAAAAATGTCCTTAAATTTCTCATTGTTATTAAATCAATACCACCTTTATTGATTGAATCTTCTGTAAGTTTATCAATTTCGTCAAATGCCGATTTATAAATATTTTTTAGTGATTTTGGTGCTTTTTCCAATTCCCTTTGAAGTTTAACTCTTAACTCCATAATATTATTGACACGCCCTTTTGCATTAGGAACTAATTCAAAAGCATCATCATATAATTTTTCGGATTTCTTATTAAATTTTTCAGTGGTTGTCTCAGCACCTGCTTTAATTAAAATTCCAATATCTTCAGGAGAAGAGACTTGATTGCTAGAACTGTACTTCTTTGAAAGAGTGTTTAATAATTCAGAAGATCCTTTTCTTATGTTATCAAATGTAGCATACATTTGGTTTTGAGAAAATGGAATTTGAGACAATCTTTTTTCTAAATTTAAAAGAGCTGGAGATCGTGTGGCAAGCCCTAATGTGCCAACATCTGCATCTATCCTGTCACCTACTTTTATTTTTTCAAGAATGTTTTCTCTGTTGGACCTACCGCCTGCAAGAACATTTTTAACTACATCTGGAACTCTTTCACCTGCAAACTTTGCTACATTTTGAACAGCTTTACCGCCTATAATTTCTGCGGCTATGTTTCCTCCAGCTTTCTTTGTTTGTTCGACTACTCCACCACGCCCAACGTCTGGAACAAATCTGTCAATAGCTCTATCATACAATTGTCCTACACCCTCAGACGCTAATGCGTAAGCCGCAGGAACTGTAACTAATTCTTCAGGGGAAAACACTTGTGGCCCTAATTGACCACCAACGGCTGTTGCTACTGCCGAGGTTCCTCCTGCAATAGTGGACACTATATCTCTACCAACACTTACTAAATCTCCTATGTCGGGAACCCAACTTTCATTATTGTAAACAGTAGGAACCCCATCATCACTCGTAAAAATAAAGTTATCGTCACCATATGGAACAGCATCTGGATAATATTCCTGTAATGCTTTTAATCTTCTTTCTGGATCATCAAAATTACCAACTACCGCCCTTACTTTTAAGGGTGCGCCTGATGTTGTGTCTAACTCTTGTACTTGTGCCATGTTTACCTACTATTCAAAATTTTCTGCTGGGCCAAATAAGTTTTTACCATTACTAAGGGTAACTACAACATTACCATTTGCGTCAGGTTTTGATATACTTAGAATTGTCGGAGTTTGTGCGGAATTTGCTCCTGATGAATCTGTTGAGTATTTTGACCTTAAATCTAGAGGGTCACCTGTGTTTTGATCTACTATTCCATGTGAAGAATCGTTATATATATACCTACTTCTTTTTAATGGATCATCTGAGTTTCTATCATATTGATCGTTTTCTATTCTAGCAAATCTTCCTGCGGCAAGACCATCGTAAGTGTCGGCTACAAATGCCGCTAATTTTTGCAATTTAGCCCGTGCTAGTTCTGCACTATCATAACTATTAGGCATATATATTTTTTGATATTTTATAACCTCTGAATCAGGTACTGCCGCACCAGATCGAACTCTAAGTATAATTTCAATAGAGTTTGACATTTCTTGAAGAATAGATCTTGCCTTTTGATCTGTAACTGCCGCAAATAAATCGGCCGTTCTACCTACAAGAGTAGGTTCACCTGTCACTGATGTAGCCGCCAGTGAAGCAATAACAGCACGTTTTCTATTATATTCACCATTTTCGAAGTACAGATTAAATGCTTTGTTTAAAGAATTTGCTGAGTTTTTAGCATTAGCAAGTGCAGATGCTTCAGCCGTACTAAGTTTTGCGTTCTTACCACCAATTGTATTAAAGTCAATTCCAGCTATATTTAGTGGGTTAATATAATTATTTTTAGCTTCAACTTTTTCACTTTTTTCTGCTTCATCTCCATACATTAATTTGGCTACTTTTTCGCCATATGCCTTAGAAATTACTTCCCTCATATTAATACCAGGTCGCAACACTTCAGTTGTGCTACCATCTTGATTATTAATTGTTATTTTTTTGACTTCTTTAATTTGTTTAGCATCCAATTGAAGAGTTGAAAAAATATTAGCAGGCAACTTACCGTTTGTTAATTCTATTTCATTGTTTTCAATTTGTGTCGCAATACTTGTTGCATTGTTTCTTAGACGCTCATACGCATTAGGCTTTGGCTTTTCTGCTACCTCAGCAGGTTTAACCTCATCGTAACCTAAAGCTATATATTTATCTAAATCAGCTTGGGTAAGAACCTCTACTTCAGCACCGTCTTTATAAAGTGTGCGTTTTACAAAATCTACTTTAGCCGCAGGTTTAACCTCATCGTAACCTAAAGCTATATATTTATCTAAATCAGCTTGGGTAAGAACTTTTACTTCAGCACCACCTTTATAAAGTGTACGTTGTGCAAAATCTACTTTAGCCGCAGGTTTAACCTCATCGTAACCTAAAGCTATATATTTATCTAAATCAGCTTGGGTAAGAACCTCTACTTCAGAACCATCTTTATAAAGTGTGCGTTTTACAAAATCTACTTTAGCCGCAGGTTTAACCTCATCGTAACCTAAAGCTATATATTTATCTAAATCAGCTTGGGTAAGAACTTTTACTTCAGCACCACCTTTATAAAGTGTACGTTGTGCAAAATCTAC